CATCAGTACGGATACGGTCAGGTAAAGCGGCAGTTTTTGTTCTTTGACAGGGGGGACGAGAAGCAGGTGGCTGAGTTCTTCCGCAAGCAGCTCAGGGATAAAATCCGCAAGGCGGGTTTCAAGGGGATATAGATGATAACCGATCCGGCATATCCGACGGGCCTGGCGATTACGAATCCTGAAACGGGCAGTACGCTCACATTGGATTGGAACGACAATAGCGAGAGTGATTTGTCGGGCTATAACATATACCGTAGCATCTACCATCAGGGCGTGTTTGAAAAATTGAATGCCTCGATTCTCACAAGCAGCAACTATTCGGATTCAGGACTGACGGATCACACCTCGTATTATTACTTTGCGACCGCGGTTGATACCGATAGCAACGAGAGTTACCCGTCGAAAATAGAGGTCGGAAGGTGCGCGTCCGATACTTATCAGGATTACGACGCAATCATAAAGCAAATACAGACTATTTTACAGGACGATTCACGGCTGGACGATGTGGCGAACAGGAACATCTACTACGAGAATGTGCCAGTGATTCCACAGTTTCCGTGCATTACCATAGAACTCGACAGCGAAAGCGAGAATTGGGCTACGAATGTGCAGAAGGACATAGTATATACAATCATCATCAGGGGATTTGTTAAATATATGAAGTTTGATGAGGGCAAAGAGGGAGCAAAGGATTTGGGTATGAACATCAATGACGTGCTGCAGGACAATACCAAAATAGGAGGCCTGTGCTACGATAGCCAGGTGGGTACAAAGAGTTTCGTTCCGGCCACATGGTCGAATATCCCGGTATTCGCCGCGGAGATGACACTGACGGCCGTTGCGAGAGTGACACCATAATGAAGGGAGGATAGAAAAAAATGAGTAGGCCAGGATTAGGATGGAGAACATTAGTCGGAGTGGCGGAAGAGGTGGTATGGGGCTCTGGAGGGACAGTAGACTCGTATTTTCCCGTCAATTCGGAATCCATGGTAAAGGAGGAAGAGCTTGTCACAAGCGACGGGCTTTACGCCAAGGCGGGTAGGAACAAGTGGTCTCAGGGAACAGTGAATATCAATGGGGACCTTGAGTTTGACGTTCAGCCGGAGGGCTACGGCAAGATATTCAAGCACGCGCTTGGGTACGCCGACACGGCGACTTCTCTCGGAAGCGGCGTGTATTCGCACGTGATAAGACCGTCTGGACTGCTGCCGAGCGGGCTCAAGATTGAGATCGACAGGGACAAGCGGGTATTCACGTATCCCGGCTGCAAGGTCGACAGCATGGAGCTGTCAGGCGCTATCAATGAAAACTTGATGGCAACAGCGAGCTTTCTTGGAAAGACTGAGATTCAGTCCGCTTCCAGAACCGAGACGAATCCGTCGATTTCGACACTGGATCCGTTTTTGTTCCACGAGGGCGCTGTGACTGTGGCAAATACTTCCACACCGATTACAGCTTTCACGCTGACTGTGAACAACAATCTGCAGGATGACCACTACGTCTTCAACCGGAGACTGAGACGGTCAATCCACCGCGCTGATTTCAGGGAGGTAACAGGATCGTTGACAATGGTTTTCGAGGATGTGACGGTATATAATTTATTCACAACGAAAACGCCCGTTGCCATACGGCTTCTGTTTACTTCGGACGCATTGCCCGGAGCTGAGAACTACAAGTTGCAGATAGACATACCAGAGGCTGTTTTCGGACCAGGAACTACCCCAACGGTAGATGGCGCTGGACCGATTACGCATGAAATGAATTTCACCGCGTTTCGGGACGACGAGGGGACATACAATCTGCAGGACGAGCTGCGGATTACCCTGACCAACACGGAATCATCGCTGTAGAGTTGGCAAACTATAGGCGGGCGGAGTGGTTCCGCTCGCCTTTTTAAAACAAGGAGGTATCGAATGTCAGTATTTGCGGAAGACTATGCAAAAGAGGTGGAGATTGAGGGCGAAAAGTTTCAGATTAAGAGAATCAGCGTAGGAGACCAGTACAAGATACAGGAAACAGCTCCCGAGAAGGAGCCACTACGGGCGGGAATCCTAATGGTTGTCGCGGCGCTAAAATCGTGGACCGTGAAGGGCAAGGACGGAAAAGTTCTGCCCATCAGCGAGGAGATCATCAAGAAGTTTCGCATGGACGTGATGAACAAACTTACCCAGCAGGTTCTTGAGATAAACGGCATCAAGGAGCAGGACTTAAAAAACTTGCCACCGCGGCCCGATTCTTCGCCAAAGGTCACAAGCTAAATCGGCCACCGCGGGCACTGATAGAATATTCGCTATGTGAGAAGTTTCATTGTCTGCCGAGCGAATTGAGGAGAGAACAAGCAGTTGATATTGACAAATTTATGATAATCATGAACGAAATAGGAAGCGTGCAGGCCACAGACGCGCGCAAGCGCCAGGCCGAAGCGAAACGGGGAAGTCGGAGAAAGAGATAATGCCAGGACAAGAAGATGTAATTATTCGAATTCTGACCGATACGAAGGGTAGTGCGGCTGGCGTTAAGCAGTCAGAAGCTGCCCTTGCAAAGCTTGGCAAGCAAGCCGAATTAAGCGGCAGGCAGACCTATTACGCTGGTTTGATGGTCGGCCAAATGGGCCGAGCTGCACGGCTTGCCGGTCTCGCTATGCTTGCCGCCACAGCAGGAATGATCAAGGCGTGGTCGGATTTCCAGCAGCAGATGGTCAATACGCAGACTGTCGCTCGTGCCACTGCTGATGAGTTTGAAGAATTGATGCAGACAGCCCTTGAAATGGCGGGTACAACCCGTTTTTCAGCGGAAGAAGTCGCAAAGGGCATGTATTTTCTAGCATCTGCTGGATATTCCGCCACTGAAGTTTTAGAAGCAATAGGTGCTGTTGCGGATCTAGCCGCTGGTACATTATCAGATTTCAATACTGCTTCACAGTACTTAGTAACGACCCTTGCCGCATTTAATTTACAGGCGTCAGATTCCACGCGTGTCGCGGACGTTTTTGCGGCTGCCATTTCATCAACGCAGGCCACACTGGAACGATTGGGCGGCTCTTTCGCGTATATCGGACCTGTTGCGGCGGAAATGGGAGTAAGCATTGAAGAAACCACGGCAGCCCTTTCGGCGATGTACGATGTCGGAATTCTCGGCTCAAAGGCCGGTCGCGCACTCAGGATGGCACTCTCAAAATTAGTTGATGTTACGCCAGCGGGAACAAAAGTTTTAGCTGAATTCGGCCTCTCGGTCGCGGATATTAATCCTGAATTTTATAAACTGGGTGAAATTTTAGAAACATTAAGAAAAGCTGGGATTGACGCATCTGCCTCATTTGAACTGTTCGGAAGGCGCGCCGCTCCCGCAATGATGACCCTGATCAGCATGGGCATTAGCGGATTCACGGAATACATGGAAAAGGTTTCAGAGACAGGAAGGGCGCATGAATTGATGGAGGAGCAGTTAAACACGCTTCAAAGTTCGATGAAGCGAATGAAAGATTCCGTTGTTGCCGCCGGTGCTGAACTGGGGCGATCCGCAGCAGGACCAGTAAAAACATTTGCAGATGGAGTCAGGATATTCGCAACAGCGTTAGAAAATGCAAGCGTTGGAATCAAAACCGCGGTTATTCTCGTCACCAGTCTTGGCGGCGCGGTAATTGCTTTAATCGGTCAATTCGGAATTTTAATCGGGCTTCTAATATCCGCACAGATTCAATACGCACAACTGACACTGGCCAAACAGGCGGCTATTAAAGCATCATGGGATCTCTGGAAAGTTCTTAGAACAAAGGTAATTCCCGCCATTTTTAGCACAACCGCCGCTTTTGCGGCTCTTTCCCTTGGCGCGGCAGCTGGATTTGCATGGATGATGAACGCCGCGCACAAGTGGTACATGCGAGAATTAGAAGCTGCAGAAGCTCATCGCAAACATTTGGCGGAAATTCAAAAGGGAGCAATCAATGCCGCCAAATTGGTGGACCGATTGAGCGAGACGCAGGCGATTGGCATGGACCAGATGTTAAAGCGGGACACGGAACTGACCGAGGCCCGCAAGGCGATGATAAAAACGATTACAGACTATGACGAAGAGAATCTTACCAAGCGATACATGATGTACATGGAATACGTGCAGTTGACCAATCTCATCAGGGAAGAGAATATGGCAAATATAAGAATTGCTGGAGAAGAAATGTATGAGTGGGAACGGCAACTGACGGAAATGAAATATTATGATGCGGAAGCGGCAGAACTGCGAAAATTGGAGCTCATAGAGTTGGGACAAAGAAAAGCGATTGGCGCGATGCAGGTTGAACGGGCACAATACGCAAAATATAGCAAAGAACATATCGAACTTACAGCAAAAATTATTAAGGAAAAAGAAAAACTTAAAAAGAACGAACTTAAAAATGATATAGAACGGGATAAGATAAAAGCTAACAGTTTTTTAATATTTATGAATATGATGGGCGGGACATTGAGCAATCTTGGCGTAATAGCACAAGCAGTTGGAGCGGAATGGGCGCTTAACTGGATTACAAATTTAACGACGATTTTGTCAGGTTTTGTTGCAATGAAAGCAGCAATGGCGAAAATTGGAGAAGCATTGGCAATGGCACGCGGAGATTTTGTAAGTGCGGGGCTATTTGCCGCAGCTTTTACAACAACTCTAATTGCTGGTGCAGCTGCTGCAATTCAAATGGGAATGGCAATAGCATCTATTGTTCGAGGTGAAAAAGCCATTGAATGGGAACCAGTCAAAGCACCCAAATTTGAAGCTGGCAAAGTGACAGGAATGGAAGAAATTGGGAAATTGCAGCACGGCGGACTCACTAAGGCTGGCGGGCTTGCGTTTCTACATCCCAATGAGCTTGTAGTTCCGCTGGACCGCGCCCTTGGGGAACGGCCAGGCGCAGGGGGATTGGGCGGAGTGACGATAAATTTGAACATCGAGGGGGGCGCCTTCGAGTCGGCCGAAACTTGGGAAAAAATAACACGTAACGGAATTTTGCCTGCCCTTCGTGAAATTGGACTTACAGAGAGTACGCCGAACATTTGGCATATGGAATAATGTTTATTTTTATATTTATGATGAGATATGATATAATGGAGAGATAAAATGGCATATGATCAACCTCTGCTTGGCGTATCCGGTCAAGAAGTAACGCTGACTTACGAGGGTTTAATAACAGAAAATATCGTTGAATTTGCGCAGGATCACCGTCTTCGCGATGGAAGTTTGCGACATTACCACAGAGGCGATAAATCCCATTGGAAAATAAATATACCGCTGATGAATTCCAGCCAGAGAGACGAACTTTACAACGTATATAAGAGCCATCAAGAACTGCATTGGCAGCCTAGACCAGATTCAGAACCAACCGTACATCATAAAGTTCGTTGGATAGGAGGATTTTCGATCCATTGGTTTAGAGGCTTCTCAATTATCGGTTATGAGGGGATAATCGATCTCGATCAGGTTTAAATATGGGAAGTAATCAGTGCTGGACAGAAGAAGAAATTGAAATCTTAAAACGAGAATTTCCAACAAAATGGACATCAATTCCCATCTTACGTCGCACTCGCCAAGCCATCCAAGGTAAAGCTACAAATTTGGGAATTAAAACTGAAAATCGTTTATGGACAAAAGAAGAAATTATTTGTTTACGTCGAGATTATTATCTTAAAGGTTCAAAGGCATTGCCTAATCGTCCTCGAAACAGTGTGAAAAAATACGCTCAAAAGATGAATCTTAAATTTTTTCGAGATACTCCTAATCTAAAATTTTTCAAAATTCTTACTCCAACATCTGCTTACGTTATTGGATTTATTTGGGCAGACGGATCATTAAGAAATAAAACAGTAAGGATTGATCAAAGCAAACCAGAAATTCTTCGAAAAATCTTAGATAGAATGAAAAGTCAACAACGAATAAAAACTTATCATCGCAAAATGTGCAACACAATAGATTACTATATCACATTTAGCCAACAACAAATCGCCAAAGATTTAATTGCTTTAGGTCTTCACCAAAATAAAAGCCATACAATTAAATTTCCTAAAAATTTTCCCATTAAACTTATGTCACATTTTATACGTGGGTACTTTGATGGTAATGGAAGTATTTGGTGGCACAAAAGGGAATGTAATTTTAACGCTTCTTTTAGTTGTGGCAGTGTCTTTTTAATTAATCAAATTAGTAAAATTTTTACAGATTTTTCACATCATGTTCAAGATCTTCATCGCAATTGTTGGGGGCTTCGAATCCGTAAAAAATCATTGATTTCTTTCGGCAACTGGATGTACAAAGACTCCACTATCCATCTCGACCGCAAATATCAAAAATTTAAATTAGCAGGCTGTGACATATGAGCCAAATTATTCTTAATTCAGGAAATCCCAGCGATTTATTTATAGCTGCTTCAAGAGATTCTGGGAGTACTCCCAAGAATAAGCTGTTTTTCTGGATGTCAGGCATGGATTCCGGCAATCCCCGGATTGATCTCACTGACAGATTAATAACGGCAGGAGCGGTAACTAGAGAGATAAAGACAGAGATTGGAAAAACCGCACAACCTGTGGCCGCGGCACTTACAATTAACTTATCAAACGACGATGGCTGGTTTTCGGACCAGCGCACAGATTCGCTATTTTACAACCGCTACTACATTAACAGCCACATACGTCTGTGGAGTGGCTGGGCGCTCCCAAATGGTAATACCGAACTTCTTCCCATCTTCACAGGTCGTGTTGATTATGTGGATGCCGATTCGCAGACTGGCATTGCTCGCATGGCCAGCCGTGATATCCTGAAAGATGCATTTGAAACCTACGTTGGCCTTAATCTTGAAGATGGAACCAGAAATTCGTTAATCTACAAAAATGATTGGAATGTTTCAGGAATATTAACGGATCTATTCGACCGCGCAGGAATCTCCGGTAATATGATGGAAATAGAAAATCCGGGTCTTTCCCTTACCAATGTAACTTTCACAGAGAAAAAGATTATCGACGCGGCACAACAAGTGGCGGAATCAGTTTTTGGCTATATTTACTCTGATGGCTATGGTCGTGTGACATTCAAGACCCACCAACCATCGATTGGCGAAGAAACGCCTACTCCACTGCTGCATACACGTGATTTTACCAAAATAAAGTACAAAGGTCAAGAGTCGAGAAATTTTAGTAAACTCGTCATCTGCAAATTCGCTTCCGGCCTTACGGGCTATGCTGAGGCTGAGGATACTACTTTGCCATTCGGCCAGACGAAGTTTCTTGAGGTACCGCTCGTCACAACCCAGGCATTAGCCGACGACTTAGCAGAAAAAAACTTGGCGTGGTACGGCGCACCGTTTCAAACCGTGGATATCAGCAACATATATCTGCCGCAGCTGGACATAGCGGACAAGGTGGAAGTAACAGATCCAAATTTAGGCTTCTCATCAAAATCGTTTGAAATAGCCAAAATATACAACAACATCTCCAATTATACATCGCAGACACGCATGACGTACGCTGAAACAAGGGAGAAGTGGGGCTACGCTGGCGCTTCAGGCCTTGGCTACGATCTCTGGCCGTCCGGCGATTACGGATTTGTGTGCGGTCCAAGCGGCGATGGGACGCTATTTGAACGGCCGGACGTGGAACTGCACGAGCGGTTTCAGGGGATTCAAGAAATGGATCTAACAAACGAGGCGCACCGCGATCCTAATATGGACGGCACATACGAATTCCCGAGCGTCTCGCCCAATGGCCTGTTTGGCAACTGCGCATATTTTAATGGAGGAGACGATCGGTATTTGATGTATCAAAGTCACCAAAAATTTAATCTGGGAGAGGGAACGCTCCGCATGTGGGTCAAGCCCGACTGGGGCGGCACCGAGGGCGACGTGCAGCACCACTTCTTTGACAACCGCGACCGGGCTGGACAGAACGGGTTCAGGATTTATCGTGACGCGGCGGACAAGCTCACGGCGGAGTGGGACAACGCAGGCTCGACCGATTCGGTGCAGTACCAGCTGACAGATGCAAATTTCGCGCCGGCCACGTGGCACCAGATAATGTTTGCGTGGGAAAAGGTGGACTGGCATTCGGAGGGGTATTTGTATCTGGACGGAAGCTTAGCGAACAGCGACACGAACATGACTAATCTCCCAACGATGGTGGGACCGAGCCAGTACATCGGCTCAAATTCCGTCAGGGCAAGCGGAACGCAGGCGGACGCACGAATGGATGAGCTGACAATTTACAAACGCGTTCTTGCCGCAAGCGAAGTGACATCGGACTGGAACGGTGGAACGGGCGTGGCGCTGGCAATATCCGGCATCTGGCCGGAGTTTGATTTTATGAACGGCGTGGACGACGGGGATCTCTACGACGACAATCTGCGGGATCAGGAGATAGAAAAGGGGTATTTAATATGGTAAACAAGGAGGTGATATAAAATGGGCGCACCGGCAATTCCTGCATGGCAATACATAGACTGGTATTATAAGGACTTGATCACAAAGGTCAAGCTGAATCAGATGATGGAGGACACGTTTTACGCGTATCAGCGGAGGGTTAAGGATGGATTTAATAAGCTTGGATTGAAAGTACGGGTTGATCCCGTCACTCCGCTATCAAAAGTGAATATTTTAGCTGACGCATTGTCAATCAACGATATAGAGATTACGGACATTAATCTTACCGCTGACATTACCGTATCCGGCGTTGGGGGATTGGATGCAGGTGCCGAGGCGATTTCGACGTGGTATTCGGCATGGGTAATACACAACCAAACCGATTCGCTAACACGAGCATTGCTTTCAACCTCGTCTACTGCACCGACAATGCCGACGAATTATACAAAGAAGCGAAGAGTTGGATGGGTAAGGAATGACGCTGGGAGCGATTTTTTGAAATTTTATAATATCGGAGATTTTTGGTTATGGGATGTGCAACACTCAGTGCTTGCTGCGGGAACAGCTACTGTTTGGACAGATATCGATTGTTCTTCTTTTGTTCCAGCTACTTCTACACTTCTAAAGAGGCACGCTTCGGCGAATGTCATTATAGCTAATCCTTATACTGGATATTATTACGACAAAGCAAAAGGAAGTAGTGTAACGTTGATTAAAATAGGTTCTACTGGTTCTATTGCTGCTGGAGGACCGGCGAACTTTCAACCAAAAATAGAAGGATTGCTTGATACTGATAGTAGTCAAGTGATTCAGTATTATAAAAGCGGGGCAAATGTTAGCGATATAAATGTTAACATTTTAGGTTATTATGACCCAGTTTAAAGAGAAGGGAGATTGACATGAAACCGAATGCGTTAATAAATGTGAAGACAGGAGATATTCTAAGTTGGGGATATTGTGATTTTTCGAAAATGGAGACGGAAGGAATAAAACAGATCGAAGTGGAAAGCAAACCCCCAGATGAGCTTCGTTTCTGCCACTACAACCCTAGCACAAAACAAATAGAGAAAAAAATGGATAATGAAATAACAGACATTCAAAACGCTGAAAAAGAAATCGCTGACAAAGAAAAACTTATCGCACAGGAGATGCGCAATCTGGCAATAGCAAGTTTAAAAAAGCAAGGCAAAATTTAAAGGAGGTGAAATTTTAATGGCAAACACAAGAAACAAATGGTTATCCCGCAAGTTCCTGATGGCGGCAGCGACTGCACTGTTTTTAATACTTCAGGACGGATTGGGGCTTGACTTGAATAAGGAGGCAATCATGTCCATCGTTGTGGTGGTTATAACATGGATCACGGGCGAATCAGTAATTGA